ATTGAGGTGGACCAAACTGGTATGGAAAAACACGAGCGGACCGAGATTTTGTCGATCATTTATGGTATTGTCGGCAAAATTTGCGACTTCGTGAATGCTCAGGGATTGGTTAGCGAGCCTACTTTTGCTTACAAGGCTTTTCTTGAGTACACGAAGAAGCGTGGTATGGAGTTGATTTTGAGGGAAAAGAAAGATCCAACCACCGGGCGCTCCAAGAAGCACCCCATCAGGGTACCGGATATCTACATGGATTCTGGCTGGAGTTTGACGTCGTCGGTCAATTTTCTTGTTGAGACCGCGGCAGTTTACTCTTGCCTGACTGAAAATCCTAGGCAATTGCTGGCCCGTGATAGGGACACCGGTGAATACCGCATCAACATTTTGTACCGCACGAAAGGTCAGGACTTCACCGGACGGTTCACTTACCATTCCAGGCCCTTTTACAAGGATGGTATCAAAGGCTCTTACACCATCAAGGTTGCCACCTGGATCGAAGGCGATGACGTGATTGGTCAGGCCAGCGCGTGGCTCCATACTGAGGACAATCGGAAGCTGTTCGCCACGTACATGGAGGAGATAGGGTTCTGCTGCAAATTCAAGACGGTGAGTGACGGCAGACTGAGGGCATTGGGCTCCATTTTTGCTTGAAGAAAGGAGTAGCCCAACGCGACCACGGATGGATCCCTGATGTCGGCAGGTATTTGCCGAAGCTGGGTTGCTACGCTGCTCCCAACATAACCAAGGAATCCATCGTGGCTCGCAGCCTAGCCCTGTCCTGTGCGTACAAGGGCCGTAACCAGCCGATGGCGGAAGCCTTTTTGCAGACGGCTGAGCGGCATGCGGCTGGCGCTGATCTTGAGAGTACGTACCATTATGGCCCGTTTGATGAGGTTGGGGCTTGGTACGGCAAAGGGGAGGCAGGCCACGTGGCTCTGGGTAACATGATCCGGGATGTTAAACACATGGTTCGTGATTGTGCTTACCCGTCCACTGAGGAACAGCGGAACATGGTATGCCTTTCCTTGTTCGAAGACGACTCTCCCTCGCGCCTTTCGCCGGGGGGTTATGCCAATTTTGTGGGTGTGATGAACAATATGCGGAGCTATGACGTCGCCGATACCCCCGAGGTAGTAATGCGGTTGGCTGAGCTCCTGGGCAAATGACCCTAAAAATGTCAAAACCTCAATTCCAGGCGTAGGGGCTTGACGGTTCCCCTCGCCTGGGCTTAAACAACCTTGCACCCTGGCGGTCCCCAGCTGATGATTCCCGCCGCCGTTAAACAATAGGGATGAAATGCAC